GGTGGGTATCAATATACCTAGGATTTTCAATCTGGTTCTTGTGGAACCTGGCAAGAGTTTTGTGCGAGTGATACAAAGTATTGGACGTGGTATCCGCAAGGCCGAAGACAAGGACCATGTACAGATCTGGGACGTGACATCAACTTGTAGATTTGCCAAACGTCATCTTACCAAACGCAAGACTTTTTACCGGGAAGCCAACTATCCTTTCACACAGGAAAAGTTGCAATGGAAATAAGGTTGACATTGGTCAAATCTGTTGTATAATAACACTATGAGAATACTAACACTGGATAACACTCCATTTGAACTAGATCATCTACCTGAAGAAGTAGACGACATGCGATTTGCCATCCTGGACAATTCAAATCCAGCTGACCCTGATTATTATTACATACCACTGATCTTCTTAGAAAGTTTTACAGCGCCAGCCTTGGTCCTGCGCATAGATGGACACCGAGTCAAGATGCCAGTGGATTGGCAGATCCTGATCGGCGAACCCGATCTAGGAGATTTAGAAATTCTACCACTCACAGCCATCAATGATAGAGGATTCAAAGCATTCCAGTTCAATCCACTCAGCAGTTTTAGGCCCAGTTTTTTAGACATCGAGATCATTGACGTTTATCAAGAGGTTACCTGGTATGCTCCCAAACTCAAGAATGGTCAGATGCTGTGTGTTCCGGTGGGCACAGAGGCCAAACCCGAGTGTGTGTATTTTGTCAAAGACATCAGCAGGAACTGCGAAGTATTAGACTACAACAAGGCCTGGTAACATGGAACAAAGCACAGGAAATCTAAGACCCGGAGCCACATACACATATGAATATGAACGAGGCATAGTGTATGCTCGCGAAGCTGGCAAAGAAAGATTCATAATTGGTTGGAAATATGTGCCTATTGATACAGCATCAAAACCTATAGAAATTGATGAGTGATAAACTAAGCATCAACAACGAAATGGCGCAGTTTGATCGCAAGAATAGACGGTTCTACGACGAACTCACTGATGAAGAAAAGAAAAAGTTCAGCAACTTCCTTATGATCCGCTATGGATCAAGTGTACAAGGTGGCAGAGATCTGCAAGAGTTTTATCTGATCTCAACCAATGAGCGACTCAACAAACATTTTTTTACCATCAATCGACATCCAAAACTACAATGGTTGTGTGCCACCACAGTCAGTCCTGGCATGGGCACACAACGTCATACCTGGATTGCTCCCAAGAAAAAAGAACCTGGCGCAGGCAGCATTAAAAAACAACTGACAGAATTGTTTCCGCATCTCAAAGATGACGAGCTAGAAGTCCTGGCCGAAATCAATACCAAAAAAGACATAGATGCATACCTTAAACAACTAGGGCAAGAAGCAAAAAAATGAATCGATTAGTGGTTAACGGATGTAGTTATATGCATGGTTATTCTGCAGGTAACGGTCATGTTGAGTTGGCTCAACAATTAAACATTGCAAAAGCAGACTCAATTGCAGTTCCAGGATCATGTAATGATCGTATATTACGAACAACTCTTAAAGATTCGTATGAAACTACAGAGTCTACATTCTATGTTATTGGGTTAGCATTTTTAGGCAGATCTGAACTACCAATTAATAATTTTGATGATAAGTTTGAAGGCAAATGGTTAAGTATTGGTAATAACTTTAACTCAACCTTTCAATACCAAGATGGGTGGGATCAAAGGTTAATTGATCAATACATTGATTTGAAACTAAAATATCAAGTCTACAGCATTGACGATCGATTAGAAGATTTAATGTATCGAATATTAAGTACAATTGCCGATCTAAAAAGTCGAGGACATCAAGTGGTATTATATAAACAAGCCACCGACGTGTACGAAAAATTTTATAATGACCCTCGATTTTTGCCGTTAAAAAAATCCACTAGCATAATAAATGGGTTAGAATGGTGTGCAAATGACTGGCAATATTCTCATGGAGTAGAATGGAATGTTTACGATAATAAATTACCACTTAGTGCCAGACACCCCAAAATTGGACAATTTCAACTGTTGAATGAATTTTTAATTAACTACATTCAAGATAATAAATTGTTATGAGTTATACCTGTCAGTACTGTCGAAAAGACTTTATCAAAGAGTCTAGTCTTGCGGTGCATAGTTGCGAGCCGCGTCGTCGTCGACAGGAAAAAGACGAAACAGGAGTTAGAATTGGGCTTAATGCTTATTTAAAATTCTATGAACTTACACAGGGTAGTGCTAAGTTAAAAACATTTGAAGACTTTGCGACCAGTCCTTACTACCGTGCCTTTGTGAAATTTGGTAGATACTGCGTGGATACCCGGGCTGTTAATCCGGCCAGATTCATGGAATGGTTGCTCAAGCACAATAAGAAGATTGATCACTGGGGACGAGATACCATGTATACCGAATACTTGATAGACTACTTGCGTGTGGAGAATGTGAACGATGCCCTGGCTAGAGCCATGGAGTTTGCCATAGATTGGTCAGAACAAACAGGCAATCCTGCCGAGGACTGCCTGCGCTACGGCAATACCAATGCCATGGTCTATGCTGTGACCACTGGTCGCATCAGTGCTTGGATAGTGTACAATTGTGAAAGCGGACAACGGTTCTTGGGTGAATTAGATGCCAGCCAGATAGCCATGATCTGGTCCTACATAGATTCAGAAGTGTGGATGAAAAAGTTCTCTGACTATGTGGCTGACCAAGAATATGTGAAGGAAATGTTACAGAAAGCAGGTTGGTAATGAGTGCAGATATTGACATAGACTTGGCCGACAGAGATCAGTTACTCAAGTTGATCAAAGCCACGCCAGCACGTCAGCTACATCAAGGACAGGTGAGACGTCATAACAGCGGAGTATATGTCACAGATATACCTGTGGATCCTGTTGAGTCCTGTGCGGCCATAGATTATCAAACAGCTGAACAACTGGGCTACTTCAAGATAGATCTATTGAACATGACAGTGTATCAGTTGATACAAAGTCCCGAACATTATAAACAAGTTCTGCACCAGGATCCACCCTGGTCCAGATTGTGGACTGATCCAGAATGGGCCAAACAATTGGTACACATTGGTAACTACACAGAGTTGCTTCGATCAATGCGGCCCGACAGTATTCCTAGGATGGCAGCATTTATCAGTATCATCCGTCCCGGCAAGGCACACTTGCAAAACCAACCCTGGGATCAAGTATTTCGATCTGTTTGGGACGGTGATAGCAGCCGAGGATTTGTGTTCAAGCAAAGCCATGCAATTTCTTATGCGGCCCTGGTGGCCCTGCACATGAATCTAATCAACACGCCGGACCAGAGTAATTGATTTTCTCTTGCTTTTTTTACGGGCCATTTCACTGAGACTGCACACCGGACCATGCAAGATTTGTAGGTCCTTGTTGACAAAAGTACGCAAACACATACGGAACGGGTCCCATTCAGCTTTTAAGAATATGTTTATGGGTATGCTACGGTTTGATTCCCACCACCAAACATTGGCCAATTCTAAAAAACGTCGTTTACTTGGCAGATCTTGTATGTTTCCAAAGTCGTAGATCGTGGTGATTGAGTCATCTTGATTTTGTATGATACCCACGTATTCTGTGCTGGCATACACACACAGGGTTATGAATGGATATTTTTCTGCTAGTTGGTTGAATATGTCATTGGCCATCTGGGGTATTTATACCCAATTTCCATCATGGTTGCACAATCGCTAAATAGCATGTATGTATTCAACCACCGCTTATCTGTACCAGCAACGCACACGAGTCCTACTCCTGGACACCAGCGACGGTTCTACATTCACATATAGGTGGGATCCTGTGTACGCTAAAAAACTAACAATTAACAAAGGTGTTGACAATGTGATTTTGTTTGAATTCATCAATCAAGATCAAAAACCTGTCAACATCACCGGTAGCACATTTGTATTTCGTGCCATCAGCCAGTCCGGCGACAAGATTCTATTGGAAGCGCCCTTGGTCGCGCTGAGCTCTGCCACAGGCCGAGCCAAGGTCACATTGACCACTGACGAACTTTTGGCAGTTCAAGCACAACCAGCCAGCTACAGTTTGGCTCGCACACAAACAGGTGGGCTCACCGAAGCAGTATTTGTAGACGCACAAGCTGGTGCAAGAGCTCCAGTGGATATCGTAAATTCAGTCTTGCCCGAATTTGTACCCAGCGCCGAGTTGACAATCCCCACACTAGAAGTTTCCAACGAAATCAGCTATGATGGAGCTGGATACAGCAATTTTCCGGGCGGCAATCCTTACTGGTCCGGCAATCCAACTGGCGCAGGTGGCGGCTTTCCGGGTTTATGGAACACAGAATATTTCAGTAGTTTTATTGAACCACGCGGTCCGGTAACCACCATACAAATGGACCTGATTGGTTATACCGGAACTATCAAGGCACAGGCTGCAGAAAACTATCAAAGTATCTGGTACAATGTCACTGAGTCAACCACCTATCTAAACGAAACCAGAACCATACACATGAACATCATTGGATGGCATCCCTTGTTGAAACTGTGTTTTAACAATTCAATTTTTGCCACACCCGAGCCTCCTGGAACACCGGCCATAGCCTATGCTTTTTGCACAGATGGTGTTGTGACCAGCATCACCGTGGCCAACGGTGGAAGTGGCTATTTGGCTCCGCCCACAGTCAGCATTTTGGGCAATGGTGCCGGAGCTACAGCCGAAGCTGTTATCAACAATATCGGAGTGGTCACAGGTGTCACAGTGACCAATGGCGGATCAGGCTATTGGCCTGTGCCAGCTGCCGGAGTCAATGTGAATGCCTATCCAGTTCCACCACAAAGTCAAGGCGCCATAGTGATAATTTCCACAGGCTTTGTGGTAAATCTACTTTACCGTTAGTCCCGATCAGTATTGATCTAGATCAAAAATCATGTTATAATACAACATGATTGATGTCTTGTCCTACTTGCCCGTACGACGCAAGCCCAGTGCTAGTGGCTGGACCAGTTTCAATGCACCCTGTTGTGAGCACAATGGCGAAAGCCGAGATCGACGCAGTCGTGGCGGCATCAAGACCACGTCTGCAGGCTGGAGTTATCACTGTTTCAACTGTGGATTTACTGCCAGTTTTGTCCTGGGTCGTACACTCACATTCAAAGCACGCAAGTTATTGGGTTGGATGAATGTGCCACAGGAAGAAATAGAACGCATCAATCTAGAAAGTCTACGGCAACGAAACATAGAAGGCATACTCAGTGAGCGTCAGCAGTTGTCAAATCGTTTACAAAATATCGAGTTTGAAGAACGGGATTTGCCCGCCGACACACAACCTCTGAATGAATCTGCTGTGGAGTATTTAAAGCAACGCCAGGCGCCATTGGACTATCCATTTTTATATAAAACAATGCCACGCCCTGGCATTGTGATTCCGTTTACGCATGACAATCAAGTAGTAGGGCATACAACAAGATTTTTAGATAACCGCACACCCCGATATATCCAAGACATACAGCCGGGCTATGTATTTGGCACAGACTTACAAGGCGCCAATTGGCAGTACGCAATTGTAGTCGAGGGGGTGTTTGATGCGCTCAGTATCAACGGACTTGCTGTACTACATGCCGATGTCAATGATGCTCAGGTACGACTCATACGTAGTCTGGATAGCGAAATCATTGTAGTGCCCGATCAAGACGAGCCGGGCATGCGCCTGGTAGATCGTGCAGTGGAACTGGGCTGGGCAGTAAGTATCCCTGACTGGCCCGCGGATGTAAAAGATGTAAACGATGCTGTGATTCGTTGTGGAAAGGTAGCAACTTTGATAACTATCATGCAGGCCAAAGAAACCAGTCGAATAAAAATTGAACTAAGGAAAAAACAACTTGTTAAAAGATTACGGACTTGAAGTCCAACGCCTATTCTTAGAAATGATGTTGCAAGACGCAGAGTCGTATGTGCGTGTGCAGAACATTTACAATCCAGAAAACTTTGATAGAAGTTTAAGACCTGCGGCTGAGTTTATTGCCAAGCACAGTGACGATCACAAGACTTTACCTACAGTGGAACAGATTGCAGCCAGCACAGGTGTGCGACTGAATCATATTCCAGATCTGAATGAAGGTCATTTTGAATGGTTCATGGACGAGTTTGAAGGCTTTACTAGACGTCAAGAACTGGAACGTGCTATTTTAAAAAGTGCAGACTTGCTGGAAAAGGGCGAGTATGATCCTGTGGAGAAACTGATCAAAGATGCAGTACAGATCAGCCTGACCAAGGACATGGGCACAGACTATTGGTCAGATCCCAAAGCACGTATTAACAAATACTTCAACTCGGGTGGGCAGGTGTCAACAGGTTGGCCACAGATGGACAAGATCTTGTATGGTGGATTCAGCCGCGGTGAACTCAACATATTTGCTGGTGGATCTGGATCAGGTAAAAGTCTTGTGATGATGAACATAGCCTTGAGTTGGTTACAGGCCGGACTCAGCGGCGTGTATATCAGTTTAGAGCTGAGTGAAGAACTGTGTGCCCTGAGAACTGATGCCATGCTGGCTGGTATGAGCACCAAAGAGATCCGCAAGGACATAGATCAGACTGAACTCAAAGTTAAGTTAGTTAGTAAGAAAGCTGGACAGTATCGTATCAAGGCCTTGCCAGCACAGAGCAACATCAATGACATCAGAAGCTATATCAAAGAAGTGCAAGTGCAAACAGGATTGAAAGTGGACTTTGTCATGTGCGATTACTTGGACTTGCTGATGCCTGTGAGTGCCAAAGTTAGCCCCAATGACCT